ACCGAGGAGATCCTCACGGCGCTATGATTTATATTGGGCTTCCCCAGTGGTCGCACCCGAAATGGGTGCGCCTTGGCATCACCAGCCTTGAAGAGTACGCCCGCCACTTTAACTGCGTGACGCGGTAAATTAAAAAATCGACAAATATCGTCCAGGAGCGCCATTTTCAATGGCTGGAGATAGCATCCAACATGCGTTGTTTGCAATATTTGGCGAAATTCACTGATTTCCCATGCCCCACCCATGCCCCATCACGTGAATTTCCCAGGATCAGGATTCCATCCGCGCCATCACCTGAGATGCCAAAATCTGCGAGCAGCTATCCAGATCGCAAACTCGCCGGTTTACCTCATCACCAGAAAAGCGCATCATTAGCACGCTAGTTAATCATGTAATTTTCGGTGCGCACCACTCTTTCATGGTTAAACCGCCAGGCTATCGCTTCGTACATCACAAATGACATGCGCCACGACGCCGATGGCAGTCACGCCGTTAAATTTATTTTAATGGATGGGAGAGAATCTATTATCGCAACAGCCAGAAGGCCCCATCCAATACCAAATAAATTAGTCAACATTGCCACGGTGATCAGTTTAATAAATAACAAGAGGGACCATTTCGACTTTTTAAAGCTAATCCTCATAAACATCTTCTGTCACCACGCCGGGAAAGAGGAAAGAAATGCGCCGTATGGCGCATTAATGTCAAGGCTTGTAGTAAACAGGACGGACACCAGAGTTATATCGACCAGCTGAATTACGTCCACGGTTAGTGAGTAGCGCGTTGATACCCCCGCCAGCTCCGTTGGAATAAGCCCCGCCTCGCAGTGCCATCACCTCGCCGCCCGCCTTATATGACAAGGAGTCATCGGACGCTAAACCAGACAAAGGGAAAAGCATTAATCGACGTAAAACCTTAAGCGCAGCCTCCGCCACAGGTGTTGCTCCGGGGTTTTTTACATCGGTGAATTTTATATCCGTACCATAAATCAATGTGTAATTTCCTATCCCCGAGGTGTCGATTCGAACGGAATTGATCGTGGTCGGCACCCAGGAATCTGTCCCGGCGGTCCCCGTGCCTGTTGGTATCAGCAGAGAACCATCAACACCGCTTACCGCCTTCCACGCAGTTGACGACAGGGAATGGTCAGTAGAGCCCATCGCCGCATTGTTATTCGTCATAATCTGCAGCTCACCACCACAGAATCGGACTCCCGTCACCAGCTCCCAGACGTTGCCTGCTAAATCTGCAATGCCAGCGTAATCCTGGTTGTGCCGCCAGCCAACCGGGCCGGAACCCGTCAGAGTCAGACCCGTTCCGGATTCTGTCCCGGCCGCCATGCCGTCAACCCGCCGCCCCGCTTCGCTAATATTGTCAGACGACAAACCCCACTTCGTATTTCCGCGCGGAGACATGTTCTGGGAATAGCAAAGCAGGGCTATCGCAGCCCACTCAGCGTTAGTCATGGCGTGCCAGCCAGGACCTGCAGCCCGCGCCAGGCTGATGCTGTCATTGTATGGAACGGATACAGCTGGAGCGCGGTCAGGCAGTGACAGGAACTGACCATTTACAATGCTCCCTGGATATGTCCCAACGAATATCTGATCAACCTCGACGTCATTCACAATAAATGCCGGATGCGTTCCCGAACCCAGCGATGCATCAATCGTGCTGACGTCAAATTTGGGAATAATATTCACAAATGACGGGTCACCGGTGCTGGTATAAAGTACAGTCTGCGCACCGCCGGAGGCAGCTTCAACGGCGCGACGTAATGAATCCTGAATTAAAATAGTCATTGTCTTTATTCCACAATATTAGAGGTCGTTACATATGGGGCGGCTGAACTGCTAATGTTCAATGCGCCTTTTGTTTTCGCACGGGTGTCCAGTTTCATATAACGATTGACGCGGATATTCCGCCCTGCCAGTGCTATATTGATACTGTAACCTTTTGATGCACATTCAATGATGTTATTAATGCTGATATTACTAACGTTACCAGCCTGGTATCGAGAACCATCACCAAATGCAGCGTAAGATTTAAGAATTGCACTAACCTCACCCAAGCCACGGCCAGGAGTCATGTAGTTAACACTGCTGATGCCACTGATTGTTACGTTGTAGATTTTGAATTGCGTGGTCAGAATAGTGCTGACCTGCTCATTACCTGTTAACCCAATATTCGTGGCTGTAATGTCGTGAATGTCGTTACTGGTTCCCACAGCCTCATTCCCAGCCCACCCGTACCAGAACGGGCAGGTTGGATATATCCACCGACGACTTGAACCCTCAGTCGGGACATTGGCGGTACTGTATACCAGGGAATCATCGCTGTTCACCATTGCCAAACAGTCATCACGTGCATAGCCGAAAATTTGTCGTACCCGCATATGGCTGGCACCGTTGGTGAAATGGATCCCGTCGCCGTTTTTGTACGGTTGCCACAGGTCAATATCATGGATATAGCCATTTTTAGAACCATACCCGAAATCCGTTCCCCAGTTTTTTACGTTCTGGAGTTTGAATCCGCCGATTTCAAAATTCTGCGTACCGTAATAAATCAGCCCCGTACCGCGCCAGCCATATTCGTCGCCAATCCAGTAGCGTGGACCCGCCCCTGCTGGAATATCAGCATAGTACGCCACGTCAGCGCCGCTTAGTTTCGGGTAGCCTGTGCCAATCAGACGGACGTTGTCCGTAATTTCCAGGTCCAGGCACAGACCAAACGGGTCGTCAGGATTGACAATAACCCCTGCAGCACGAAACAGATTGTCATGCACGCCGTCCTGCAATTTAATCTCAACATTGTCGAGAACGACCCAGACATTGCTGCGGTGAATAACCGCTTCGGAGATGATGAACTGTTGTTTTACGTAATCCGATGACAATATTAACCAGCCGCCTCCGGCATCATGCACCCAGTCCATTGCGTTCTGAATCCATTCAATATCGGTAGTACCGCTGAAATCCTGCAGCCAATATTCGTTAGGGTAGTTACGTCCGAGGCGCTCACGTTCTGATGACAGTAGCTTATGCAACTCATCCTTGTAGACGTAGTTGTAATAAACTATCGAGACTTCTGACCAGTTGGGCGTTCTGTCGGTGATTATCTGCTGCGCCCAGTACGCGGCATTTTCAGGGATAATCACATAACCCGAACTGGAGAATACAGGCCGGTACGCGATCAGCGCTTTAGCGGCGTCATAAAACACGACGTTGTAGAGGCTGCTGCTCTGGCCCGGAGATGAGGCCACAGGTAAACCGCTGAACAGGAGTCTGCCGCCGGTGCAGGAATACAGCCCGGTGGAATAGTTAACGATTCCGTCCTGGGTGAGTGAACTGGCGTTGATGTTCCCGTTATCCAGGCGGACCGGGACCAAATCAGACTTTGTCAGCTTAATAACCGTGTCTGCTTCCCGGCCACGAAGACGATGGTCAATCGTCAGTGACGCACCTGTTACATCTGCAGAAGGGGACGCGCTCTGGTCCAGCGTGTTTGCGACAACAAATCCATCCTGGGTAATTTCACACTGGTAATACCGCGCCTTATACGCCGCATACGACGCGCACATAATCCCCAGCGGGCCAACGTACGCCCCTGATGAATCGTACAGCGCAGCTGCGTGGCCTGCGGTTGCCGATGTGGTGTAAACAGTGAGGCGCACAACGTCACCCTTGCGAACCGGGATCATCCCGGTGCGGCGGTAGCGTGTATCGGTGCCAAACGACCCGTTACCAGCGTTGACTGTACCGGGCACGGAAAATGCCAAATAACCATACTGTGATGCGCCGTCAGGGGCTGCGATCTCAGCCGCGAGCGTGTTCAGCATTTCAGTGCAAATCTGGACGGATGACAATAACCCGGAAACGCTGGTTTTAGTCTGCTGATCGGCATTGACCAGCTTTGTCATCGACTCCACCAGACAATCGAATCCAGCAAGCAAATGCGTTGTTTCGCTGGAATTGCTGCTCAAATTACTGACGGTCTCAGCAAGGGCATGAAACCCCGTCATCAGATTTTGAACCGCCTCACTGGTATCTGTTCCTGTCCCGCTTCCTGCCCCTTCTGCTGCTACGTGCAGTGCTGTCAGCAGCCGCTGAACGGTATCTGACATGAGCTCGACTACGGCCCCGGATGGTGTCTTCCGGCCGGTAGGCTCAAGCGTTCCGGCATTATTTATTACTTCAATAGCCAGTGCGCTATCATCAGGGCTACGATAAAATGCAGTAGCGCCAGACAGAATATTCCCAGCGTCTGCATCCGCCTGCGCAGCCTCCAGCGTGGGAAATTCGCGTATGGTCCCGGTTATAGCCGCTGTGCCTGGCTGCTTCGCCTGCAATACGGCCACGCCTGCTTTGTTTTGATACTGCCATGCAGCGGAAAGCGCATCTGGTCCCTGGGCTACCCAGAAAGACTGGCCGTCAGTAGTAGCTGCCAACCCGGCAATGGTGCCATCAGGATCGCTGGCAGTCTTATAGAATGTGAATTTGTTCTTTGCGTAGTCTGAAGCACTACTAGCGGCCGCCTCCGCATCATCTTTTGCATCCACTGCTGCCGCTGCTGACTGAGCTGCGTTAGCCTCTGAATATGTGGCATTTTGCTCTGATGTTGCTGCTGCCGCGGCAGCATCTTTAGCTTCTTGCGCCGCTGCGCTGGTATCCTGATAACCCTGCTGAGCTTCAATTAAATATTGTTTTGCTTCGGCAGCACTAACTGCTGCCTCAGCAGAAAATTGCGCGGCCTGTTGGGTGTCTGTAGTTGCCATATCAGAATCCTATTACTTCCCAGCGAGTTCTAATGGTTGCGTTCTGCGTCTTGCATGCAGAACGAAATGAAAAACCACGTCCTGAAAACGTCGAGTCCATAAGCCATGAGCGTTCATTCTGCCCGACCCCAGAAATATCAATGGGCATCACTTTTACCGAACAGATGGTATTAAATCCAAATACCCCGTCGCTGGTTGTAAACGTTGGGGTAACAAAAATGTTATCCGTTTCGTATTCACCATCGGCCCCAGCAACATTGCAATTGGCATCCGTATAACCCCAGGCAAGACGAGCACCATTTCCAAAAAGTAACCCTCCGGACTGCCCGGGGCCACTGGTAGCATCTACGAAATAAACATTCGTTCCATCGCAATGAATATGTCCCCGCCCTGCAGGATATAATGTTGCCGTATTACTCCCGCCAATTGTTTTGCAAACGACATTAAATCCACCAGAGGTATTATTTGTGACCTTCCATTTCTTAATCCACGGAGGGAAAAACAAATAGATATTCCCAGTTAGCACTCCGCTGATAACTATTTCTGGACGCGATGCCTGCAAGGCAGTCAGCGTGATATTTGCAGATCCGGATGCAGTTATTGACGAAATACCATAACTTGACAAAGGGACCCACCCTGATGCGCCACCACCTGTATTTTCAGGTGTCCCATTGTTGCTATTGAGGGTGTTCAGCCAAAGCCCGTCGAGAGTGCTAAATGGAACAACGGCCCCTTTTGGGTAACCGCCAATAGCGGTTGCATAAGCCGAATCAAATGGATATCCACCCCCAGCCTGATTCCACTGGTGCCTCAAAAAAGACTCATAGAATATACCGTTAAAATCCTGACCTTGAGGTGGTTTCCCGCCTGATGAGAGAGCGATTCTGGTGATTGGGGGGAAGCCAACATCGAATGATGCCTTTCCCCCATTCAGTGTTTCGGTGGTGGCGTCGGTAGGAATGCTGTTACGATCGCCCGACGCGGCAAAGACCACCGTCAGACGCAGTGGCATGGCTGAATTATTCAATTCAGACCTCCTGAATGATGTTTACTTTTACTCCGGGAGGGGAAGGAAGCGCCCCGGAACTCTGTACTATGGCTAACTCTACATCTGACAGGGCGAATTCAAATACGTAGCTCATGACATGGTTGCCATCATCACGCACGTAAGCTCGTCCGCTGGCGCCAAACATGTACACCAGCATGCGATTCATGACCGGCACGGTGCAGTCGCTGATGTTCGCCATAGCTTTGCACATGATCAGCTTGCGGTATGCGTCATTGGTCAGGACCACAGTGTTCGTGTCCTGCACGCCGGTATAGAAAGGCGCCTGGTTAAAGGGTTGCGGGTCGGTGAGTTCTGCCGGGGTGCTGGTCGCTTCGCCAAACCCCAGAAACTGCTGGGGTGGCGTCACAGTCAGCAAACGCTCTACATCAACGATTTTACCCCAGCACATCAGCCCGTAATCGCCGCAGGTCTCGATGTTGAAAACGAGGTCATAGAACGTGTCTATCCAGTCCTCTGGCGCTACAGAATCGTTAAAGGTATCAATCAGTGACCGCAGGCTGGTTGAGTTCACGTACTGCGCGTAGATCGTCCAGTCGACGTTATTCACTTACCGCCTCCGTTGTGATGTTTGTCGCATCGAGAGTAGGCTCCTGATCTATCCCCATAGTCAGCGCACTAGACCAGGTGGTTCCGTCCAGAGAGATCTGGACCGAAAGCACGTTCATGTTCTGTGCATCTAGCGCCTGGATAGGGCCGATATACCGGCTGCCATAAATTCTTGCGCCGGCACGCGCCCGGGTGCCACCATCTGCGCCGGTGAAGGAATTCAGGACGACCGCTCTGATCTGCGCGTTGATATCTGACGGAAGGCCATCATTCTCTTCGTATTCCACCTTGATATGAACGCTCACCGCATCCAGCGTTTTCCACCTGTAGGTGTACTCCGGATAAGGGGCGTCATAATTTTCGGTATCCTGCACGGTCCCGGTGGTGTCACCGTTCATAACGGTGCCCGGGGGAAGTTTTTTATTGATGGCCGCTGCAATGTCAGCGACCGCCCCGCCATAAACCCCGATATAAATCGAGCTGGCCAGAAGCGTGTAATTCGTCGAGCCTTTATCGACGGGGGTGGGTTCTTTGTTGTCAATAACATAGACATCAAGCACCCCGTCGACCTCCAGAACGGCTGCCCGCACAGCTGCTGCTGTGTTGAAGGCGTTACGTGCTACCGACTGACGGCGCCGATACTCAAAGGCAGATCGCCCTTCCACATTTGATCCCGGAACGCCTGCGGTCTCGTTGGTGATACTCGACCAGCCACTTACCGCGACATAGATGTTTGTCAGGGTACCGATGGGACAAGCTATCGGCCCGGTAGTCAGGTTCTGGAACTCAATTTTTACCGTCCCGTCTGCGCCAATCGTTCCGGCCGCCAGGGACACGTACATATAACCGTTATCGTCGGTTGCATAGGACTGTGCCGGGATCACCGTTCCCGGTACGCCGGAGCATGTGGCCGTTACAACCGTACCCGCAGCAGCAATGCGATCGAGGAAGTAAATCCTGCCGATGCCATCCTGAAATCTGCCGGAGGAAAAGTCCGGGTTCATGTTGTTGACGATAGCCAGAAGCTGATCGTTCTTGTCTGCGATGATTGCAGTATCAGTGACAGCCAGTTGCCCCTGCGGCGTCTTGAGGTTCGTGCTCATCGCCGTCCCGAATGCAGAACCAATATCTGCTATACGCCCGGCAAGAATGTCTCCCTCATCCGGAACATCAAGGCCAGTGGTGGAAAAGGTCACGGCCGGTACCGCCGTAGAGATTGTCGTCATTTTTTCCTCACAGGGTGACGCTGGAATCCAGGCCGTTGGTATCCACGATCGCAATAACGCCGGTAGTGCGGCGCGTATCGCGGTTGTTAATCAGCGTCGGCTCAGCGCGCGCGATATAGCTCATCCGCAACGCTTCAACCTGAAGCGCGGCCGCCATGGCGCCGGTGCTGGCCTTAACGTTCAGAAGCTCTTTGTAATTAACGCCGGTGTCTTTTTCGTAAATGCACTCGCCGCGTATGGCCAGGCATGCCGTCGCTACGTCCTGAGCGCAGGCGTAGGGATTTTCAACCGTGGCGATATTACCCAGCTCATCAAGGACAAGATCCCAGGTATCGGTATCAAGTTTGAGAGAGATTGTTTTCATGGATGAATATCCATTGGTTAAATGTCAGGATTTAATAAATCAGGCGTCCTGGGTATGTTGCTTTAAACAACTTTGAGGGGATCGCCATGGACATCAAAATCACCTGCCCGGAGTGCGGAAGTGAACGCATCAAAGCTCCCGCCGAAGTCAACACGCTGGACGACCTCGCGGGTTCCATCTGCGCCGACTGCGGAAGAGAAATCAGTAAAGATGATGTCGTTAGTCAGGCGAGACAGTTCGCTATCGACTCGCTCAGAAATTCCATCGGGAAATCGTGATTTAAGCTCTCCGGTCAGGACGTGAATCTTGTCGTCTATGCGTGAGGTGTCGATTGACAGGGTAATGAGCATGATTTACTCCCATAAAAAAACCCCGCCGAAGCGAGGTTTGGTTTTCGAAGCACCAATTAGTGCTTCGATTTATTATCAGATAGTTAAGCCACATCAGCACCATGAATAAGGTGGCGAAGCGCCTGAACCCCTTCGGCGTTGTAACGGAACGCCTCAACCTGCTTATCCGAGTGCCTCGACTTATCCAGAAAGAACTTTCCGTACTGCTCAGTTTTTAGATTGTGCTTATTAGCTACGCGACCGACCTTGTTCGCCGTGCACCCAAGCTGTTCCGCCACTTCACCCGCCGTTGAGTAATGCTCCTCAATCGCCGGCAGTGGCACAACTTCGTGACCGAGAAGTGGGTTAACAAGGGTGGCAACAATCACCTGGTTAGCCGATTCACCAAGCCGAGGGAACATTGACATCAGCTCGCGGGCCGATGCGATGTTTTTCTCCAGCGCCTGAGCTTTAAGCTGTTCGGCTTTTGCAAGACGGTACTCAGGAAGTCCGGATGAAGTCTTGTCCCTCGAAATGTTGTAAGTTCCCGTATCCATCAGCGCCGGGAGCACCTCTTCACATACCCAATCCTGAACACGTTCAGCTGAAGGGAGTGAGCTGCGCATGATGAGGCGAAATACATCCGCCTGACCAACAAGTTGAATGCCCCGCGGGTTGTCACCGAACCCCAATTCTCGCGATTCGCTATAATTAAGTTTAATCAGCGACTTACAATGCTTTTTCAATGCATCTGCTGGGTTGGTATATCCCAACGCTCTTGCGAGCGGCACCGCAAGAAACACAGGCTTTCCTTTGAAGCGGGCTGCATCAATGCTTACACCCATACCTTCACTTGACTTAAACTCAAAATGTTTGATAATCGAATTCATAGAGTTTGCCTTCTATGTATGTTAGTGATAGCCGCCAGCGCCAACTGGCGGTTTTTCTTTTTGCATCACTGCAATACTCCCGTCCCGTATGAAAATACATTTTTCCAGTTAGTATCCCCCCATGGGTGCTCTTCAATATGTTTCGTTTCGCGGCGAAGAAGATCTCGCGTCCTGTTTATAGTCCTCGCATGGTTGGTCACTATCGAGGCAAAGCGAGGTAGTAATTTGTGCTCTGCGGCCAGCAATAACGGGTAAATGTTATGGCAGGCTTCGTACATTACTGCGCTTGATCTCCACAGGTAAGACAGCGAGCAAAGCTCCTCGTCACTGAACTGCTTCGCAATCGGAGAATGCGCCACTTCCCGATCCAGAATATCCAGCACCCAACGGCGGAACTCTTTGGCTTTGTCTGTAGTGGCAAACATCGCGATCAGGTGGCAACCACGAAGAGAGAACACACGGACCGACTTTTCACGTAAGTTATTGTTTATTCCGTTGGTCATCATTTTGATGACCATTGACATGCTGCTCGTGAACTCGTCGGAATTACGTGAGTAAATGGTCGAAACGCTTTTGCTTGAAGCATATCCCAGTGCCTTAGCGACATCTGCAGATGTCAGCCAAATACCATCCGCAACAGGCGCTGGTACCAATGTGACATTGTGGAAACTTAGCTCTTTGTTCTGTACACTGCTCATGTCGATATTTCCTTCGCGGTTATTTTCGATAGAAGCCCCAAAGGTTGTCGCCAATGGGGCTTCGCTGTTTTTACTGACCATTCATGCGCTCCTCACGCAGGCTTTTTGCCAAACGCTGCACAATTGCAGAGTTAATCGAAATCCCATCCATTTCAGCTAAGCGCCGGATATCCTCCTTCATTCGCTCTGGCAGGCGAAGCTGGAAACTGTCGTTCTTGCGGCCGGTATAGAGTACGTCTTGCATCTACTATCTCCTTCTGTGGTGTCAACTTGGTTCTAAAACCAATTTAGCACCATTTAAAACAATGTCAAGTTGGTGCTATTGTTTGTCGTCGAAATTGAAACTTTGAGGACTTATGAGCAAATTCCCTAGCCAAGAAATGGACAGGTTTAATGTAAGGTTGCCTGTTGGCATGCGCGACGCTATAGCCGAGCGCGCTAAGCGCAACGGCAGGTCTATGAACTCTGAGATTGTCCAGATCCTTCAAGATGCGCTGGAGGCTGAAAAGCTGATAGCTGAAACCGACATTGTCGATTTTGACTCAACCCAGGCGGCTCTTGATTCAAAATCCACGCCAGAGGAAAAGGCTGCGTTTCTTGCCGAACTGGAGAAAAGAGATCCCTTTACCGCTGCAATTCTTCGTGAGGGAGAGGAACATAACAGAAGGCTTGCGGCAATCCTTGGGAAGCGCATGGGTTATCTTGACAATGATAAATAACAAAACCTCTGGAGAACACGATGGAATGGATTATTGGTGTAATCGTAATAGTATTTCTCGTTAACCTTTTCAAGCCAAGGCGTTGCGATGTCTGCGGTATTGGATTCAAGCGTAACTACTACACCTGGAAGATCGACGGTAAAAAGCAACACCTTTGTCCGAACTGCAATAGCAAAATGAAAAAAAGAAAAAGCGACATCTGCTTTAAAGACAGATTCGGCTGAGGAGGTGCCCACATACGTGGGCATCATCAATCGTGCATAGCTCCGTAAAGCAAAGCGGCCGCCACAATGCCTCCTATGAGAATCAACACCCGATCCCAAGCAATTTGAGTGCCGTTGTATTTTGGCTCTGGTAACGCCATTGGGGGAATTTCACTTCCGCAATGCTTGCACTTCGTGGCCTGATACTTCACCGGCTCTGCACAGTATGGGCAGTCCCTCATGGGGGACTGTGAATCGGTTACGGCGGCGCTAGAAGAGTTGAGCCGGGGGACGAAAAGAACGTGAATAATTGCGACGATGAAAAGCAAAAATCCATAGAGCCACCAACCGCCGAAAGATCGCCCCTTACTTTGCGCAATGAACGCAGGTATTAACCCCAACAATGCTGCAATAACTAAAAACGACATTTTTATTCCCTCTATGCCGCCCCCAGAGGATCGGTTCGGCTTCCCCCTGATACTACCCCACCATGCGTGTGCCCATCAACGACAGAGCCATCGACAAGCTCCAGTTTCCCGTCTGGATGGACTTTCAGACCGTTGATGTTAACCACTCCAGGGCTCTGTATGTTTATTCCGCTGCCTGTAAACTCAGCGAACTCCCTGGGTTCATCGTTCAAACTAGCGATAGCCGTGATGTAAACGGCATCTGAATACGAGTGCCTGCGCTGAGTTGGTGGAGGGCTGCTTTGCCTTGATGCTCTGACATTGGTTGTGTCTTTGTCACAGGCGATTACCAGGCCAATATCACCGATGCGTGGAGTCATTTTTACAGCGCTATTCCCGGCCTGATACCGAATGAAAGGAATGTCATATACCTCCTGACATTTAATCTCCCCACCGGATACGTTCGTGCCACTCACAAGAGGCAGCACAGTCATAACGCCATCACCAACATCTTTAACCAGAACGATATCAGCAAAAACATTGCCCTTTGATGCCGAGGCTATAAGCGACAAGATTGCATTCCCCTGACAAGAGATGTCAGAAGCCTTTTGGTTAGTTGCCATTGCTATCCCCGCCGATGACAGATGCAGGAGACGCCACAACAAATGTCTCCCAAAGTCCACCAGGTACCTTACAAGACAAGTAGTGGGTTGTTCCCGCTTGTACCACCCACTCTCCGCTAGCGTGTGGAAGCTCTGTCTCAAGAATGATCTTAGTGTTCAATTTTAGCGCCGGTGAATAAATGCACCTAAAGTTAATCCCCATCTCATAAAATATTGGATAACCAATAAGCCCAGTGGCTGGAGAAATATACGGAACAACTGAATCCGACGGTGTTTTACCTGTATAAATTGTGACAGTGCCAAAATCTATATCAACAGATATGTCATGCGCTGCCGCAATTTTTAATATTTGAATTATTGCGTTGTCATCGAAATATGGATTTCGATGAGTAGCCTTGACGTCAACATTAATGAACTTTAATCCAACTTTAAAGGCAAGGGCTCGAATCATGTCAGCCACATCCGCATCGCCACGAATGGACGTTGGCTCACATGGGATCAGGCGCTCCCTTGCGGCTGCCGCCGCGGTTATCTCGATCGGCGCATCTGGCATCTGGTTCAGGTTAATCCTGGCAGATGTTATCGACCCGGAAAAAACACGGGTATCACCGGCATAAACGACGATTGAATTCTGTGCATACGCGATTATCTTTTGCGCGTTTGTCGTCAACTTTGACATGTTTTCCAGGGAAAGCCCCCAGAGGCTAAGTTCAAGAATCGTGCCGGTAGCGCCGCCAAATGCGGATATCGCCGCTTCACACTTGAATCCTTTAACAATCAGCGTGTTACCAATTCCGCCGTCAAACGTACCGTTAGCCAGCGTGAACGATACGGTAAGCTCTCTCTGCTTGTAACTCATCTGCCTACCTCACTGCTCGTCGCATAATACAGCTTGAATCTGGTGCCTATTTCGTCGTAATAGGGGTCGGCTGTGCCTTTCGAGTCAACGAAAACCAGATCGCCACTGAAACCCAGATATTTATACCGAACCAGGTAAACGCAGTTCAGGCAGAGAACGCCCTGAAATATCGGCTTGTCATCGACATACAGATCAGCGTAAAACCCGGTTGAGCGCTGATGCAACTTGATAGCGCAGTTCTGGCCGCCAAGCGTGACATACACCTTTTGAGAAAGTGACGGTGATAAGCTAATTTCCTGCATGTCACATCACCTTTTCCAGAAAGTCGGAGACGGTGCTTTTTATCTGCTTAAAAACTGCAGTAGAAGAGCTGTCCCACGCCTTAGAGACCGACTCGGCCGCCGAGTTAACGTTCGATACAATCGCTGCCCCTGTCGTCTGGATAGCGTCTGATAAGGTTGTATCAGCGCTTGACCAGGCATTCTTGACATCGCTCAATGTCACCTCTTTCGTTGCCCCGGTAATCACCTGTGTTGAGGCTGCGGTGCCATTGTTGGTTTTCGCGTTGCTGGTTGGTGGGCCTTCAATTACAGCGTTTGAAAGCATGACCTCCCCGCTGTCCATGATCTCCTCGAAAGTGCAGTTCGCCATCAACAACGTCTGCCCACGATACGACCCCACAAAGTAATCAAAGTGGGTCAGATCGTAGCTGTAATACACCGTATCGGGTGTCTCGATGTTGTAGGTGCTGGCCGTGTTTTTCATCTCATCCAGTTTCTGAATGAAATTGTTCCGGCTCAGCAGGGAGAAGTTGGTCAGGTTGGGCAGTGACCCGGAAAAAGCTGTCCACCCTTCAAGGGCAAAAATGATCCTGAGTTCAGACGGCTGTTTCACTTTGTTGTAGGACGTGTACCGCCCCTTTTCTACCGGCCCCTTAGTCACCGCTGCGTCACCGTAGCGATCAACACTAACCCATCCGGACGGGGAGAAAACCTCCTGCCCGGCTGCAGCCGTCAAAAGCGACTCGTCAACGGTGTTATAGGTGATCCGATAAGTTGGCGACAAGGCGCTGTTAAGAACTGATAACAGGCTTCCTCCCTGAATGGCGGATAGCACTGTCGAGACATTCAGAGAAAACGACATGAGTTATTGTCCTGAGTAACCAGCCAAAAGCATGATACGGTTGTCGCCGTGCTTTTTGATGTCGCTGGTAAGCTGTTCCACGTTCTGGGCCTGGGTGGTGATTTTGGTGCCATAAAACTGATAAGTCGCACCGGACTGCCCGGGCATCGCACGGTCTACGGCCATCCCGGCGCCAGGGCGCATTCCGGCCATGACTTTAGGGACGTAATTACGAGTTTCCGACGGCAGGTTATCCATGCCTTTCTTCTGGACGTTTCCGAGCCCCCAGTTATAGGAAGCAAGAGTTTTTTCCAGATCCCCACCTGTGGCATCCATTAACCATCTGAGATATTTAGCGGCGGCCTCTGCAGACTTGTGGGGATCGTAAACATCACGACCTTTGAGCCCCATATCCTTTGCCGTGCCAGGCATGAACTGGAATAAGCCTTTAGCTCCAGCCTTCGATTCCGCAAAAGGGTCGCCACCTGATTCAGTAGCAGCTACCGAAGACAGCAGGCCGGCAGGAAGGCCATATTTTCCCTCCAGTGCACCGAACTCGCCAGCCATGGCCTGAAGAAAAGCCTTCCCTTTAGCGCCAAGACGAGCAGCCTTTGCGTTAAGCGGGACGTTTGGCTGGTAGCCGCCGATACTTGGATTTACAGAGGAAGCTCCGGCAGGGGTGACAATGGCATCTGCTATTTTAGAAAGCAGAGCCTTTGTGGTATCCCAGTAAGACTTCTCATCCTGATCCTTCTTTCTGTCTGAAGGGGTTCCCCCCAGCCACTCAGGAAGATATTTGTTCAAGAGGTCATTATATTTTTTATACGTGCCGTTTTCGTAAATGCTTTGGGAATTATTCGTGACCCCAGGTAGCGCATCATTACCAGTAGGCTTACCGTCTTCGGTGCCGTACCACGCCTTTTTAAACTCATCGGCAGCCTTGGTAAAGTTGCCGTTATTGAGCTCGTTTAAAGCGTTACCCAGATGATTCAATACCCTTCCAAGCATGGAAAAGTTATCTTTGAGGTTGCGCAGGTCGCTTGAGAGCGTCCAACTACCAAGGTCAATTCCAGTAATGTCATCAATGTCCCGCTTCAGCTCCTTGAAGAAAGACGAAGATTTAACATTCCCCGATGACCATTCTTTTAGCAGACCATTTAGATCTCGAATGGTTGGTATCAGACCTTCATAAATTTGGTTTTTTATCGTATCAAGGTTTTGGCCAAGCTCCGCCCATGCGGCTGTAAATTCCTTTGCGCCTTTGGTTGAGGCGTCTGTAATTCCGGAGCTTTTGGTCAGGCGATCAACGTCAGGCAGGAATTGCCCTTCCTGATTACGCTGGTTGATAGCGTCATCAATACCAACCAACTGAAGAATCTGACGGCGGATATCTGGATCGGTAACTTTCCTTGCCGACTCCAGTATTTTCCTGAACGTGGTTTGTGCTGAGTCGTCCCTGATGTTGAAAGAATCATGGGTCAGTGAATTAAGCCGGATTGCTGCTTCCTGCACTGGCGTATCGTACACTCCGACCTTAGCCAGTTGCTTTGCATTCTGAAATCCCTGCAATGCTGCACTTATCTTCTCAGCCGAGCTCCCTGCCGCCTCCGCTGACTTCGACCAGCCATCAAGCTCACGGGCTGACAGCCCCAGTGCTTTCGACTGGATCGATAAATCCATTAGTCCGGAGGTGGTGCTTTTCACAAAGCTCATCAGGCCGCCGGCAGTGACGGTAACGCCAGTCAGTGCCAGCAGCTCCGTCTTTATGCTGCTGAAGAATGCTGCTGCCTTTTTCCCCTGCTCCGCCATTTCCTTGGCAGTTTTTTTCGCATCCTCACGCTGCTTCTTGAGGTCGTCGCTAACGTCTTTCTGCCCCTTACGGAAGTCAGACGTATCAAGGCCCAGCGTAATCAGGAGGGCGTCAATTACCGTTGCTGCCATGATCACTCTCCGCTATAGCTCTGTTGGTGTTATCCACGGTCATTATTTCAATCAGCCACCACATATCCTGAACGCTGTACACCGTGTCCAGTTCGTGGAGTTTTGCCATCTTCCCGGAGATCACCGCGGCGATGGTGCGCGGTACATTCGCATACTGTATAAAGCCGCGATCTGAATCTTCCGGGACGGATAAGGGGATTTCTAACTTGCGGTGGCTGCTACAAAAGCGATATGGAGTTTGAAGGCTTCGATTTTCAGGCGCGACCAGGTGCTGATTTCTTCGATCTGCCCTTCGTCAACAAGCGCTGTCTCGATACCGTTACCGCCGAGGAATTTCACGCAGCCAAGCAACTCATCAAGCAGGGGCTTTGACTGTTCGAACGGAACTTTAGCCAGTGAAGTAATACCCCACTGCGCGAGACCGGCCATGCCGCTGGCCATCACGCTTTCGTACAGCTCGCGAGCTTCTGCGTTATCCTCGGCTGGGGCAGGCGCCACCGCAGCACCGATGGCCATCATCATATTGTCGGGAACGGTAACGCCGGCGCCAATCACGGCGCACGCCAGGCGGATCGCCCACTCTTCGGCCTTTCTCGCCGGCATTTCGGTGATTTTGAACTGCTTACCCTTGTCACGGTTATCTGCTTCAACCGTGAATACGATACTTTTACGAGCCATTTTTGTTTCCTGAATGAGTTATCTGGCAATAAAAAAGCCCACCGTAGTGGGCCATTCAAAAACCACGAATCTGTGGTTTTGTGTCCAGAATGCAAAATTGCATTCTGGATTTTCTTATCGAGCGATTGTGTATTTTTAGTCATCACGCCGCCGCATACAGCAGTTTCATCTGACCCTTAACGGGAAACGCGGCCATGCAACGGGCCTCGAAGTCCTTCTGGTCAATGCTGCAACTGGCAATGTTGGTAACGGCGATCAGTTGCTGCTCGACCTTCTCCAGTGCATCAGGCTTAAGATGTTGGTGAATCTTCTCCTTGCTGTCCCCGGCGGCTTGTTTGGCTGCCTGATAGACATAATCGGGAAGTGCGACACCGTACACCCATCGAGCGGTGATCTGACCGAACAGCGCCGGGCAACCACCGACATGACCAAAGTAAGGAAGGCCGGACATTTTCGACAGCGCCTGGTAGAACGGGTCTTTAAAGCGCTTCTCCCAGGACGTTGGTTGCTGGCACACCATCAGGCCGACAATCTGATCTTCGGTGAGCTGGAAGTTTTTACTCAGTAGCAGATTTTTAATGTGTCGGTCACAGGCTCGGGCGAATTTTACTGACAACCAGCGGGCGAACTCCACCGCCAACTCCGGATGAAGCCAGGTCCCGCCGTTTCGCCCTTTCTCCACTCTGACTAAAAGGGGAGAAAAATCCTCTTTTACGCCGGAGCCAGCAATTCCAAGCTCCTCAGCCAATTCGGCGATATAAATTTTTGTCGCCTCAGTCTTTAGCCAGTCCTTTGGTAGCTTGCCGTGATGCTTTGCGGCAACCGTGGCATTGAACCAGCAGTCAGCAGTAAAAGGAAATGAACGGTCATCGTAATTCATGGGGATGATATTAGACATCTCGGTAATTACCTTTTAGTGATGAACCTTGTCACACAGGAATCCGGCCCACAGAAAGGCACCGATAGCCAAACCGGTATCCTCAAGGGTCATCCTGAAAGGTTCTGTGTTGTGATGTGCGCGTGTGAAGCGCGGGGTATTGCGGGTATAAAAAAGCCCGGACTTAGCCGGGCTGATTGTTTACGCTGAGTAGTCTGCCGGGGTGACAGTTTCCCACTGGATGAGTCCAGTTACCGGCTGAAGCACACGGCCGGCAGACGGCATACGGCGCGCGCGCTGCAGGATACCGTTGGTCATAATGTACTTTTTACCCAGCGACGGCAGGATCACCGTCCCATTAACACGCAGTACAGACCGCGTGGTCATCTGTGTGGTTTGCCAGTTGTCGATGTACTTAATCGACGGGGATGATGCAGCCAGATGGAATGTCCACGGCAGATCACCATAAACAAAACCGCCCAGCAGTTTACCGTCAGCAGTACGCTGGTACTCTGCCATATCGGTATCACCCATTTCGAAGATGTTTTGCGCTTCGAACTGCTCCAGGTTAAACCCTGACGGGTAGAGCTCAGCGATTACCAGCTCAATGATGGCGTCTGCCGACGTAATATTTTGACCGGCCATTACTGCACCTCCGTGCTGTTAACGGTGATACCCTGGATGATCCCGCCGTCGGTGTACCAGAAGTAAACCGTTGGCTTGGTACGCGCGGCGCGCATTGCCGGGGTGAACGGGCCGATGTAGACGTAATACCCTTCAGCCATAAGCGAATCCGTAACATCGACGCCAGCGATGGCGTTAATCTGGTCGATCTGCGACTGGTCAAGATCGGTTCCCGCCGTCATGCCACCCCATGCCCTGAATTGCTCAATGGTCGGCTTCATGCACGACTCAATACGAGCTTTCCCGGCTGCTGCGTAAGGCAGATTGCTCGCCTGCTGGAACAGCGCAACGAGAGCCGCCTGAAGCTGAGCATTTACCCATACCTGACCAGCCCAGGCGTCAAGCCACGCATAATCACCGGTAATAGAGCCAGGCGCCCACTGGTTGGTTTCGACGGCATTCGAGGCATAGTTGCCGTAGAAGTTATAGCCGTTGGCCTTAGCCGCCTCGTAATCAGTATCGTTGCTGATCATCGGCAGCAGGCCGGACACCTGACGACCATTCAGAGAACAGCGCCCATTGGCCTGCGTGAAGTTCAGCGCAGCCACAAACCCCATAGCGTTTGCTGCGTGGTTCGGATAACCATACACCGGGCAGATGTCGTTATAGGCGTAGGTGTTGATGATGTCGTACACCAGTGCATTCGAGCTGCCCGCCACGATTGCCGTTCCTGATGCGTCCCATGGGACATAGGAAAAGCGGTGGTTCTGGCTGTTTGTCCAGAGAGCAAACGCATTAGCCTGGTCTTTGGTGACAGCGAACGTCGTGGAGAATGTTACCCAGTCCTGCTCTTTGGCCAGAATGGCAGTAAAGATATCGTCAATCACTGCCGGCGCCGCACCCTGAGAGATCACCGCGCCGGTCGCTTCGGTCAGTTTCAGACCCGTAGCAAGCGTACCTTCATCGGCAAAGGTAATGGTGCTATCCACGCCCGTGGTGGCAGAGGTGATGATAAATTTCTTCAGCACGCTATCCCAGGTCACTACAACCGAGGAGCCAATGCCGGTTTCAATCAGCTCTGCCGCGTTATCAAAACTGGTGGCGCCGCTGAGGTTGATAGCCGCAGAAGTCTCCTCCGTACCGTCAACGGTCAGAGTCAGCGTACCCGAAAGCAACTTGAGCTGTGCCAGCGTGGTCGCGGCGTGCGATCCGGAACGAAGGAATGCCGCCACTGCTGCAGTATTGAATCGGCTAAAATACAGCTTGCCAGGCATCTGTGTTTTACCGGTGAATGCGGCGAAATACAGCACCGCGGCGGTGTACTCAATCGACGCGCTGCCGAAGTACGCCTTTACCTCATCCGCACTGGAAAATGAGGGTACTGCACCAACCGGCGCGTATGCGCTGTCGGTCAGGAACAGGCCATTGAGATCAATAGCTGTCCCTGTCGCCTTCAGTACGCCGGGAAGCATCTGGGCGATTTTTGATAGCGAAATTGCCATTTATTATTTCTCCGGAGGAAATCTCACGTCGACCGGCTGCGATATCACATCTGCGCCTGTCATAAACTGCTGAGGAACGCTGACGACAATCAGCGGGTTTGCGTGGAATTCAAGCGTCCAGCGGGATTCCCACTGTTTCTCGCCGTTGATCATCGATGTTTGCCGCGGAGGGCCGGAATAAAGCGGCACCAGGACATTCGAGTTTTCCCTGAACCAGGTGCATGCGAATTCGGAGCGGGCGATGCGCGAGAAGATGGTGGCATTGTTTTGTGCCTGATCTCCGTAGAAATCGAGCTGACATTGCCATTCATCAACGCGGCGAAGTTCTGCCCGCCCGTAATCGCTAACGCCGTCATACTCGTAATTGACAGCACTGGTTGAGAGGTCCGTCAGAAAAAGCGGCGTCATAGTAATGAAGCCGCCTTTCGGCATGGGGGTCTGATTTTGCTGAGTCTGCGTGATCTCTGAATCCGGGAAGAGGACAGAAAGGAAATCGCCAGTCGCCTTAAACAGATCGCTTTCAGTGACCTGCAGGCCTACGTCAATTGTTGACATGCGATAACCCTCGTCCAGTCCGGCCAGATTTCAGGCACATCCACGACCAGCCACGTTTCATTGCCGATAACGAACTTATCGCCGCCCTGCTGCCGATCCCTGTTAATCCCGCACCAGTTGCCATCCGTCCAGATACTGACCAGCACACCCTGGATGTTCATGTTATCCATGTGCCTGATATCAGCCTGACTCAGCGCCTGCTTTTGCACCATCATCGTTACCGGCGGCGCAAAACCTGGAGAGGTCGAGTAATCCGGGTTTTTGATTGGTCCGATCGAGCGGTAAATCTGCGCCTCGACGCGAGGATTAACCGCGCTAATGGCGTTTCGCACTATGGAATGAAGATTCACTCTTTCACCTCGTAGTCGACCGAGTTCAGCATGTGGGCCGAGTCGATTAACGGGTCATTAAACCCTTTTTTGTCGACCGTGCTTTTTGCGTTCGGCGGCTCAGAAAAGGCGATGATTGACGACTGAATCTGCCCCTTGATCCGCTCACCCATCAATGCCAGGCTTTTGCGGGCGTCAAAATCGTTTGCCTTCATGAGTTTCCCGAGCTCTCCGCCCCACTCCGGACCATGTTCAGAAATGGTCTTCCTGAAGTACGGCCGGGATGGGATCTTAACGATATGCTCGGGTATCATTACTGACTGCGCGAAATTGGCCTTTGATGGCTTTGCGAAGCGCGAAACACCGTCACGGCGAACGTAAAAGTTCAAATCCCGGGTATGCGCCGGGATTTTTACAGCGCCGCCAAATTCGTTGGTGGCTGCCACAAGTGCTACCGGCGTCCCGTCGGGGTACTTGAACCCTTCAAGGAAGCCCACCTTCAAATCATCGCCAGAGGAAAGTCCCTTTGCGATAGACTGCAGGTGCTCCATCAGCTTATCGCCGCCTGACATTCCATCCATAGCTACCTCCGGATGAATGAACGACGGTTATAATGGGCCGGGTACATTGAAGGGGATGAGCCTGGGACATAAAAACCAGTCCTGTAAGGCTTTGTGGCCTCCCAGTAAGCTGACCCGTAAGTAGTCTGCTTATACCACCAGGAGCTTTCGCTTGAGGGCCCTGCATCAGCTGATACTGACACTGACCCCTCCGATGCGCTTGCCACACGGCCAACCAGACCAGAAGCCTTTTCGCCGTTTACGCCTGAATTTAGCGCCGCAATGTGCGCAACAAGCATGTTCAGGAAAAGAGCCCGGATAGAGATATCTTTTACCGGGCTGCTGTCCGTGTTATTCAGGTAAATCGTTGCCTCCGTGAAGTACGCATTAAGCAGCGTATTACTTACGGCATCGAACTCCGGATAACGCTCACGAAATGCGGCAACATCAAAGACAACGATCGCCATTATTTTTTGTCCGCCTTCTCAATGCCCGGGGCCGGGTTGTTCTGATCCAGACCTTCCAGACCAGTTTTCTCCGAAGCGTTTTCATTCGCTTTCGCCTGGGCGCTGCTGGTTTTCGCCTGGGCAAACACCAGCTCTTTGCGAACGTAGGGCTGATCAGCATGTACTGCCAGCCACGCCTCAAAGGCTTCCTTGTCCACGTTTTCGGTCAGGCCGTAGCCGCCGACAACGAGAGAGGAGTTGGAGCCGTTAAGCTCCACTTTGTACGCGCCCTGCTCCAGGATCAGGCCGTTCGGCAGTTTGCATCCTACAGTTACTGTTTCGGCCATGTTACACCCCGATCATGCTGGCAATGCCCAGCGGTTGACGAATGATTGCACCCCAGGTGCCACCGGATTTTTTCTGCCGCCAGGAAGACTCTTCCACCACGACAGCGTGGGCGCGCATCTTCTCGGTGAACGCTGCGTAAGCGGTGTCCTGCTCACCCAGACGCTCAACAATCAGCTGCACAAGCTCGCCTGCGTCGGTGCTGTATTCAACAGCGGTTTCGATACGCATGTTCGGGAAGTTTTTCTTCAGCTGATCGGTGACGTTCACGTTGTACTGGTTCGTCTTGGTCAGGTTGACTTCCATTTCCGGAGACATACCGAGCACCATGCGATCGGTACGCTCTACGAGGCCTTTGGTCTGAGAGACCAGCTGCTTATAGAGGCGGCCGGAGATATCGTCATATACGGCTTGCCCGTCTTTCGTTGCCCAGGTAACGCCACCGCCGGAACCAGTCGCCGCCGGCGTCACCGGAGCGCTCAGAGACGGATCGTTGAGCAGGCCGAAGTTTTCCAGCCCGGCGATGCCGTAGAAGTAGGACTTGTTCTGGAACTTGTTCAGCACAAGCGCAGAGGCCACGTTGAGCTCGGCGGCATAGCCGATACGCCCGGCGCCGTACATGTCCAGCTCGCGCTCACCCCAGCGGGTGTGAGTCTGATAATGGAACGACTGGCGCGGCACCCAGTTGACGTTGGCGGACGTCATGCCGTTGTTGTTGAAGTCGCCGTAAGCGCTGGTTTCACCAGTAGACTCGACGATCGGGAACTGCGAGGTCAGCGTGGTCCAGTCGCCCTTTTTCACTTCACCGATAATCTCTGCGGCCTTCATCGGCGTAACGAGAACGCGGATAAGTTCCGGATCGACATAGTTCGTGAAGTAGGCCGGGATACCGGCGTTATTCGCAGTAACCATTTGCGGCTGGGCGTCCATCGCCAGCGCGAAATTCTCCGCAAACTCCGGCTTCAGGTAGTCCTTCGCGCCGGGCAGCACAATGCCATATTTCCCGCTGGCTGCGGCGTAGTGTCGCTGAAATTCGTTCATTACTTGCTCCAGGTGCTGATTTTGACCAGCTCGCCAGCGTCACAATCGCTTGCGGCATAGAATGCGGTCTCGATAAAACCGGCCACGGTTGCGCCGGCTGCGGCGACTTGCACCTCCCCGGTAGTCAGGGATGCAAAAACCTTCTGCCCGCGGGTGGCAGCTGTTGACGTTTTGGCCCAGAAGTCACCGGCAACCATCAGGGTGATTTCGCGGCCGGGCTGGATAAGCATGGATGCCTGACCCAGCCAAATGGTGATCGAGGCCTGACCATCACGATGGACAAAGCCAGACGGAACACCGCTACCGGCATTGGAAGCCACACCGTCAACATCCCAGGCAAAGCGGCCGACAGTCAGGCCGTCCTCGCCAGCAACCAGAGCGCCCTCGCCAGCCTGATAGGTCGCGTGAGGGTTGGTGCCAGCAAAGGCCCCTTCAACGCCGGGGGCCGGATACTGGTTAATTCGTGTCTGAAAACCTGCCATGTTAACCTCGTTTCAGTTTGCCAGCGGTCGGGAATGCTTTTTCGAACTCACTGACGGAAGCGGAATCCTGCGCAATGACAGGGCGTGAATTTTCTTTCTGGCTGATCGCCATTTTGACCATCGCCGGATAAGCGGACGGGTGAACGCCGGAGATATCCACGCCGCTCTGTTCAAGCGCGGTGCGATAGACATCTTCAGCTGAGTCCATGGCAACGACGTCGCCGATCAGCGGGCGGACAACCTGCTCGGCTTCACGGATTTTCCGGAAGTTTTCCGCAGCCTTTTTAGTTGCGCTGTCGGCTGCCAGACGAATCGCAGAGTCCATCGCCGTTTTGGAGACTTTGTCGTCTTCTTCATCGTCTTCATCTTCGGCGGTTTTCTTCTTGTCCTTGTCTTCCTCGTCGTCCTCATCATCCGCCGTTTTTTTCTTGTCCTTCTCGTCGTCGTCTTCGTCGTCGGCGGTTTTGTTTTCTTTTTCGTCTTCCTTTTCGGCCTCATCAAGAGCCAGAAGAGCTTTGCGGACTTCTGCCTCCAGATCTGCATCCTGCGCCAGAAGTGGCTTAAGGGTGGCGCGGATCGCCGCTACCTTATGTTTACGCATGTGATTAAGCTCCGGTGGTAATGAATCTGCGACCAGTACATCTGGCCCTGCGCGGCCGTCAGGGACCAGCGCTTCGTGGTTTCCGAAAATGTCACGCATAACGCCGTCATAAGGCTCGCCGTCAGGGGTGACACCCGGGGTCATGTCTGCGACGTACTTGTACGATGCAGATAGCTCTCGCTGCTCTCCGCTCTCAATTCCAGCAATCGCGCTGTTATCCCAAATCGACATACCAACCGTGAGATACGTGCCGTCAAACTCCGCATTGGAGTGCGTCACGCCAACACGAAATTCATTGGGCGGGTCGGTGGGAAAATCGGGGATGTGCTTGCTGAGCACGGGGATGTTATTGAAGGTTTTGGCTGCTTTCCGGAGCTCGTCCGGGTGGCGCCAAAGCCGGTAAAGTTTGTTGGGTTCGAGCCCAAGCTCTTCGCTTCTTGGTATCTCGCGTCCGTAGTAGGCGTTGACGTTTGCCTTGCTAATATTCGTTCGTGAAATCTGAAGGCGGCCATTTGCATCGATGGTGCGCACAGAGGCGCGATCGAAAGCTAAGCACTCTGTGGGGTTCATTGCTCAATCCTGTTTTGAAAGCCCTGGAATGACAGCCTCCCAGGTGCAACGACAATTTGGTAATTCGCCTGGCATGATGTGCTCGCCATCAATGAGCATCCCCTCCGAGAGGTCGAAAAGCCTGCCATTAGCTTTCACATGGGACTGGCGAGGCTTTTTGCCTGCGTGGGAGTGCTTCCAGATACCTTGCGTAATGCCAAGCGCCTGCTGCCGTGCCGACTGAACGACTGAGGTAGCCTTGTTGTTCTGATCTCGGGCAATGAACGCCGCACGGCGCCGGGTAATCCCGTATCGCTTCTGGAGTTCATCAGTGAGATAGGACAAGTCGCGCCCACGCGCTACCGACCGCATAACCAGCCCTTCCACCTCAGTGAAATACTTCTCGGGGATGGATCGGATAAGGCCGACATTCTCGGCGATAGTCGCCTGAAGAGCGTTATTCATCTGCGAGGTCATCTTGAACTCGACAGTAAACCCCGCATCTTTGAAGGCTGTGGCCAGTGACGCATCTGCGTTCTTCATGGCGTCGTTAGCGAACCTGTCTGCCAGCTTTTGCGCCATGTCATCAAACCGCCGAGTCCAGCGCTTAGCCAGTTTCTGCATGGCATTACGCATCATCACTGCAGGTGATGCATCCATGGCGACAGCCGCGCCGCTGGCCCGATAGTTTGCAGACAGCCAGTAGACAACAGATGCCTGCATTTCCTGCACCTGCTTATCAAGCTGTCGGCGGTACCATGCTTCGACGCCAGCGTTAGGATGAACCGCCCTTATCGTCAGGGTCTGTTTCTTCCTCTTCGTCGTAGTCGTCTTCGATTTCGAGGTCATCATTCAGGTCCAGAGAGTGATAGGGCGAGTCCGGGTCACCGGCGATTTTTTCGCGGACTTCGTTGCCAGAGAGCACGCTGGCGGCCACATAGACAGCGTCCGTGTCAGCGTCTACTTTGCGAATTTCCGCCCGCTCTTTAGCGCTCATTTCGTACAGCGGCTCAAAGTCGAAGGTTATGCCGTCGTCAATATCCCCGAACTCAGAGAGCTGAATGATGTCCATCACGCGCTTCAGGTTGTCTTTAAAAACAGACTGCTGCAGGGCGTGAATGTAGTCGTAGAAAACGCGGATTTCGCCGTCAGACGTTGCGTTAAGGCCATTTGGAGTAATGCCCAGCAGTTTGACGAGCGGGATGCTCGATACTGCTGACATGTGCTCCTGCGACTGTGCCTGCAGGGCATCAAGGCCGTTGAGCGGGGCGTTAACGAACTCAACCGTTTCTGGCTGGGTAGGGTTGTTGTCTTTTGCGAATGCGCCACGGTTATCACGGCATCGGTTGAAGACATCAAGCCTTGCCAGAAGGCCATCTGCCGCCCCACCCTGCAGAATCGTGCTCATATTTGTTCCGATTACCGGAACAGAGAACGAGTGAATCATGTCGCTGACGCTGTCGCGGGTGCGAAGCCAGTTATTGACGTATGGCTCAGCAATCTGCGAGAGAGACAGTCCGCGGAAGTTATACGATGCTTTCAGCAGATCAGGTACCTGCCGCGAGACGAAATCAATCATCCGGCTTGCATGTACGGTCCGTCCCATGACAAACCACTGCGTCGGCTTGTAGAAATCCGGGCTCAGCGGGTTGTCGGAGTTATAAATCCCCGGATAGGTCCAGATAGGCTCGATGACCCTGAACCCCTGCAGGCTGCCTTTCGTGATCTTCTTGTCGCTCATGAAGAGCTTCGATTGCAGCTCGTTGTCGTCCATCCATGCGGAGATTCCCCGCGGCGAACGAACGTCGATGTAAATCTGGCCGCCGCCGAAGTAGCCGTCATGCTCTGCGGCTTCTTTAAAGCGCTCGCGCACCTTAAACCGCTTCATGGCCTCTTCGAGCTGTTTTACCCGATCCGCCTTGTCTTCATCGCCGACAGTTTTGAGCTTTATCCATTTGCGGGTCATTTCTTCCGCGATGGTGCCGACCATCTTGCGATATTCAGGCTTCTGCGCCAGCGTGGCCAGGTACGGGTATCCGGGAAAGCTATCAAAGTCGCCGTAGCCGTAACCGCCATATGCAGCATTGAGATCATCGTAAGGCGTGGAGTCCATTGCCAGAATGGCGCTTTTGATAGCCTCGGGGATCACCCCTTTCGGCGGCTCGTAGCGCTGAAACTCTCTTTTCGGTAATGCGCGGACTTCGGCCACGGCCTCCGGCCTGATCCCGACCTTCGGTGCTTCCGGTTCTTTTGCCGGCTCAGGCGCGGCGACTTCTTTCTTTTTAAACCACCACACTTAAATTCTCCTGAGTTGATTCGGGTCGATAACCATCGGCTGCGGGCCGGAAATCAGGTTGTCGTCGATTGCGTCCATCCAGGTATCGAGGATGTCGTCGTTGTCGTGACTGTCATCAGCGGAGAAAGCAGCGCATTCCGTCATCGCCGTCAGCACCCACTCCGTTGAGCCTGCGATCGTGCCGTCCTCGTAGAAGATGCTGGAAAGCTTCTGTCCGTCGTCGGTGTGCGTCGCGGGGACAAACACTTTCCCGGTTTTGATTTGGGGGATGACGTTAAGGCAGCGAACAAGCTTGTTCTGCCCGGTACCGCGCGGGATTTCCCTCACCGGGATGGCGAGTTGTCCGGGGGTCTGGCTACGTTTTTTCAGAGTGGTGATGAGGCCCTGTCCGGCTTGCTTCTCTTCAATGGCCATGTGGCGGAGCGGCATCACCCGCATGGAGCCAGACAGGCGCCATTTTTCCCAAACCTCTTCCGCTTTCTTCAGGAGGTCTTCAGGGTCCCACCGACCGCGAACGACGTCGATGATGTAAAGATTCCCGTCCACGCCCATACCAACCAGCGTAAACACGGTGTAATCCAGCCAGTCCTCTACCTTTCCACTGTTCGTATCGACGTACACGGCGCGGTGCGTAAGCTTCGGCAGAGTGGTATACGTTCTGAACCAGCTGGTGTCGATGATCCCGCCAGTCAGCGCCATCGGGTTTTGCTGGTATTGCGACAGGAAGGTGTAGCGGTCCTTTTCCCACAGCTGCAGGAGGTCGTTAACGTCTTCCATCTGCGGCCAGTATGACCAGTAGCGAACGCCACCAACGACCACAGAATCGGTATCTTTGACCGTTTCCCAGCAAAGCGAACGCCATGGCTCATCGAGCGACTGGATGTACTTCTCGTCGATCATGGCCGGTATGGCGACATGGTGAAACGGCACCCCCATTCCGCCGGCAAGCATGAAGCCCGTTGCGTCGTCGGTGTGCAGACGCTGCTGAATGCTTACAAATGGCGTAGGGTGCTCTTTCGACTTATCGCCGCGCCGCGATCGAATGGTGTTAACCAGCAGCGTATTCGCGCTTTTGCGTCGGGACTCGCTGAGCATGTCCACCGGCTTGTTGTAGTCGTCCAGCATCACCATGCCGGAAAACTCTGGTCCGTAGTAGCCACCACGACCACCGGTGATCTGCCCGTTGCTTGAGCGCGATACCGTCTGCCCTATAGAGCGCCCTCTCTCGTCCTTTATCTCCCACTCTTCTGCCTGGTTGACACCAAACGAGCAGGGCCAGAACTCCTGATATTCGCGGCTGGCGATAATGTCGCGGGTGCGCCGGCTGTTACGCTTTACCAGCGTGTCAGCAAAAGAGATATTCAGGTTGCGAAAGCGTTTAAGCCGCTTCTCCTGCACCAGGGCGTTGACATACGCCGGGAAGTGAATGGAGAAGAACTCTGTTTTTGTACCGCCGGGCGGGATGTTGATAATCAGGTTTCGCGGGACAAGGCGCCCGGCAAGCAGATCATCAATTTTCGAAGCCATCAGGCGGTGATGCCAGTTAACCAGCAGCCGATCGCCCTGAATCAGCTCGAACCATATCCGGGTGAAGTTGAGGAATGACTTCGTGGACTTTGAACGGATGATCACGCGCTCCGGGAATGACAGGTCATCCCATTCGATAATTCCGCTCATATCAGTCCAGCCCTTCTAACCTTCCCTCCAGCTTCTGCTGGGCCTTCGCATAGTCTTCAGCGGTGTATGTCACCTGATTCAGTGGGCCGCCGTCTTTACCAGTCAGCTCAGTTTTCTTCGGAGCGTCCCAACCCTGCATTTCGGCAAGCTGCTTAATTGCCGCTTTGGGATCGTGCATCTTCAGCTTGATGCCGTCCTTTCCCGTAGTTAGCTCAGAGATTGCACTCATCGCGTCAGGGTCCTGAAGAGCGGAATCTTTGAAGCTCCACACGGCCTGGAACACAGGATTGCCATCGTCATCTTCGCCAACGACGCTGTTGCTGAACTCGGCTATATCGGCGATGGATGTTCGACCCATCTTAGAAAGGCGCTTTAACGCCTCCTCTCGGGTCATGATTGCCTCGTCGACAATCTCGCCCTGCACTGATTTGAGAAAGGCTTGCACACCAAGATTTGTAAAGATCTGACTCGCCGAGTTGCGAATGGCTTCTGGCGTCTTAGCCTTACCCTTCGCAGCCTTATAGGCGTCCGTCTGGTTCTTCCCTTTGATGATTGCAAGTGCGAACCTTTTTTGCAGCGGAGTCAGAGCATCGAAAAGCTGCTGCTGATCAGCTGTAAGCTTTTTCGATGCCATACAGAATATTCCCCTAAAAAGTGAGCATCTCCCGCGTGGGGAAACATAAAACAAATTCCGCTTTATCAAGCTTTCTTAGTTGAAAGCTCTGTAAAACAGACTGAGATTCTCCTGCCACGGCTCCAGTTGGCCGCTATGATGGGAAACCGCGATTCCCAGCGTAAACCCCGGCATTTATCGTTATCGAATATCCCCACACACTCGCGCAGAGGAGATGCCCCGTCGGGCTGCGGTCGTAGTTAATGTGAGGATGCTGCGACGATACGGCGCATGAAGTTTATGTTTCGCAACATTGCCACTTCTTCTCAGAGTTGCTCAGTCACTTCTCGTCTTTGCGAGCCGTCAAGATGTGGATCACCTCTTTGGTTGACGCCAGATCTATGCTTCTTGTCGGGTAAGCATTATCGAGCCATCTCGTAAGATGGCTCTGTAATGCCTTACTTCAGGCACTGCGTATGAATATAGTCCTGCAGGGCTCTCAGGGCTGTTTGGTCGCTGAGGATTCCGGACCGGATACCGAGAACGTTTCGTCCAGCAACTGCAGAGAGTTCGACGGTGGCATCATCGCCCATGCTGGCGGCGCCGGTGGTTTGGGTTGCGGCTGACACTGGACACTTGCCTTTGACGAGCACCCGACCACCATTATCAAGCTTGCGCTGCAGAGCATCATTTTTAGCTTTTTCATCGGCTAATTCCTTCGTGTATTTGGCATCGAGCGCAGCGACGTCTCTCTGGCGGGTCTGCATGTCCGCGATGGTGTCGTTCGCCAGCTTCAGGTTGAGCTCTGCGTTATCGGCGCGGGTTGCTTCGTTCTCAGCCTTTTCTTTGTAATGGCTGGCAGCGATGGCCAGTGCGCCACCAAGCAAACCAACCAGCACCGGCAACCAGAACCTTTTCACCAGAGCCAGAATGGCTTCGGCAGTCATTGCGGCTTACTCTGGCTAACCAGACGTCCCACAACGCCACAGGCAGCAATCACCGCTGTAATGGTGCCCATCGCTCCCGGAGGGATTGCGGTCTTAAGGTCTGGCGGTAGCTCGGCCCATACCGTGGGGATAATCCCGGCCAGCACCAGTGCATGCATGGAGAACCAGCGCCATGCGCTTTTCCAGTCATCAACGAGTTTCATGAGAGAAATACCTCACGCTCTGCCTTGCGGCGATTCGTTAATCCAGTCATTACCTTGCCGCCTGACCGGTTCCAGCGAAGGAACTCATCAGCCGCGCCTTTCACATCACCTGCATTCAGCTTCTTCATCAGCGTTGAGGTGGATAGCGCTCGCGTACCGATGTTATAGGCCAGCGACACAAGCGCGTCATACTGGTTCTGGGTAACGGTAACTTTGAGCATCTTGCTTACCGCCTGGTCAAAGCTCACCACGCCAGTGCGCAGCAGGCGATCCGCCGTTGCGTCGTCAATCTTCATTCCGGGCTTGATAGGCTTCCCGTCTACTTTTCCCGTCCAGCCGTAACCAATCGTCCATGGTTCACCGCCGGTGCCCGGGTCGGGATATGCGGTTAACCTGCAATCCTCAAATCGCTTAATCAGCGCGATGCCGTTATTACTGATTTGCATCTTTAATCCCCGTCAGGCGTTCCCAGAAATATGTCAACGCTACGGAGCCCATCGCGCCGCTTATCCCCGCGGTTGCCAGAATCATGTAAATGCTCAGTCCGCTTTCAATGCTCACCAGGCCAGCAATAACGCCGGTAAACCCTGAAACCACCATTTGGGCAAGAGCATTGATCAAGCTCCATGTTGCCTTGCTCTGCTT